ATCAGCGATCCGGTCGTATTCTGACCTTCTGATAGCCCCCCTCTATCGGTTGAGCTATCTCTAATTAGGTTTCCCTATAGTGAAATGGTTTTTGGAATGCGACGAATGGTTATTGACTATCAATGCGCAAGCATTACGCATTTGGTTGAAGGCTGCTACGAACGCGCAGTCTTTACGGGTTCAACCTTTACGTTGAGCACCTATGCCGCCTTCCTCACGTGCTGTCTTGGCCGAGTGGCATGGACCGCAGCTCGATCTCCACAGCGCCTTATCCCAGAAGATCTTCTGATCGCCTCGATGTGGAACGCTGTGGTCCACCACGTTAGCCGCTGTGATGCGTCCTTCCTGCTCGCAGTACCAGCACAACGGGAACTTAGCAAGGTGACTCAGCCTCGCCTTCTGCCAGCGATATCCGTACCCACGCTGCGCTGTGGTCAGCCCTTCGCGCCATGCATCAGGGTTGAGCATCTGCACCGACTGCGTACTGACCTCACGCGCTCGTGTGGGCTGCATGGTGACCCTTGACTTAGCCATTGGCCTTGACTCCATGCTTCTCCTGAAGCACACGCATAAGCGCCTCGAAACGCGCCTTCTCCTCGGGCGTAGAAGGTGGCCGCATAACGACCTTCTCGCCTTTCTCAAGCAGGTAGGTGCCGGGCTTTGTTGCTTCGGCCCATGCTCTCCACTCTTCGGGTGTCCAATCGTCCACGGTGATTACCTCGAATTCAACCCTGTTGGCCTCTGGTTCAACGCAGGAGGCGCGATCTCTTCAGATACTGCCGGAGGTTCACCCTGAGCCACCAACCGCTCCACAGCGACGCACAGGCGGGTCAGCAGCGATGTGTAGTCGACACTCACGGCCGCATCAGCGCCACCATCAAGCACCATCGGCTCCAGTCCCATCGATTCGGCCAGGGGTGTGATGTTCTGAGTGATCTTCTCCACCGCTTCCATCCCGATGTGCTTTGGAATCCGCAGCACCAGTAATCCGTTGCTTGAGTTCTTCGAATCGTTCATTGGCTAAGTCCATAAGTCGTTTGAGTTTCGCCCGACGTCGAGCGCATCCGGAACATGCCATGGGTTCCGCTCCATGTGGTGAGTGCTCAGCGTACCTGTAAACCGCGAACCAGTGGAAGGCGTCTCGGCCAGGGGTCGTGTTCAGCATTACGCGCAATTCTTGCGGGTTTATCTAATCTGCATTTCTTGCGTGTTCTGTAGTACTAAACAAATAAAAATCTTCCATTTCTTCCTTGACAGGGTACTCCATGAGGGGGTAGGCTTCCAGCCTATTCCCCACTCATGAAGGGAAAGCACCGGCGAACTCCTCATCACTCCAATTCGTTTTCCCTGATTTCCTCCTCTCGCTGCACCAAAAACCTCCTTATAAAACAACCACTTAGCGCTACAGCTACGCCTGCTATTCGGAGTACTCCAATTGGCCGTGGAAGAGTTGGAGTACCAATTGGAGTACTCCAATTGCTGGAGTACCAATTGGAGTACTTGGAATGCGCAATTATTGCGCATTCGCTTCATCGCCCAACTGAACATATTCGCCGTCCTCTATCAGCCATCCTTGCTCTACCAGTGCATCAAGTGCCCGCTTTATATCTCGGCGGCGGTTATCCTGCTTCGACGTGCCACGTACGGTTTCGGCTATCGATCGCTCTACCAGCTCCGCCGAGGCAACCTGGGCGGTAGGATCAAGGCCGGTCATCTCGTGTGCAACGTTAAATACCGTTCTCTCGTGCGCACCACGAGGCTGGCGAGTAACGACTGCCGCGTCACGGGCCACGCCAGTGATGTACTCCACCGTGCAGCTGGTCTCCGGTACGCCGTCTTCGTCAACCTGATCCACCGGCACAACCTCCAGCTTGAAGTCCAGTCCAAAGCCAGCAGGCGCGTCCTTGACCTTGTGGACGTATAGCGTACGGAGGACTGCGTTTTCCGCCCGGGATACCTCAAGCTCTACGCCTACGTTACCCTTCAAGCTGCCGTGGCCTCGTGAGCCGCGGGAAGTGTCTTTACCGGAGTGGTGGACGAGGATCGGTGTTCCTCCGGCGGCTAGGCCGATCGCCTCGGCATTGGCCATGATGATGCCCATATCCTTACCGCTGTTCTCGTCAGCGCCCACTGACACTTTCGCCAGGGTGTCGATGATGATCAGATCGAAAGGGCCGAACCGCTTGATCTCTTTGATGAACGCTTTAACCGAATTGTCGTCGGCCAGGTTCGGGATCTTGCCGGCCGCGTAAACGATCGGCACTTCGGATTCGTCGATGCCGTGCTTCTTGCAATAGGCTTCCATGCGGTTGGGGAAACCGCCGCGACCTTCAGCGACGACGTACAGAACGCGACCTTTCTTCACCCGTCGTCCGTTCCAATCGATGCCGCGGGCGATAGCGGCGCACATATCCATGAGTACGAACGACTTGCCGGCCGTGGACGCACCGAACAACATGCCTAGCTCTGTCTTGGGCAGAATGCCCTTGATAAGCCATTCTGGAGGCCCGAGGCGCTCTCGCAGCTCGGCCATGGAGTAGAATCCGAACTCGCCGTGAGCTTTTAGGGGGATTGGTGCCAGCACATCGAATTCGTCCGGCGAGGCCACGTCTATCCCCGTTTCGCCACCAGCGTCACGGATCATCTGAAGCACGGTACCCATGGTCTTATATTCAGCGGTACCGTTCCGCCCAAACGAAACCCACCTTTCCATGCTGTACTCGGTAGACGTGTACTTAGGGGAGCGCGACGACCATTCATCCCAGACGTCGAAACCCTCTCCTTCCGTCTCGTGGTGGACACACATGCCAACGGCGACCCAAGCGTCGTAATTCAGATCATCTGGAAGCTTCTTCAGGAACTCGGCGATCTCCTCGAAAGAAAACCCCATGGTCGACTTGCCAGCCCCTACGCACTCAGCCCGTGCGCGATCCAGGCGCTTGAACCGTGTAGCGCAGAAAGCTTTCACGGCTTCTGTTAGCGGCGCTACGGTGTTCTCGTCGCCGGTTAGCTCTGTCATCTCCGTGGCGTTGCCTGTAAAGGTCACGAAACCCTTGGCGTGGAAGGTCTCGAAGCCGAACGATCCGTCTACCGGCGTGCTGTCTTTACTATCCGACGATTCACCGACCATGAAAGCGCGGACGCCGGTACCGGAAGGGCTTATCTCAGCGTAGGTACCAGCCGTTAGCTGTTCTACGCGAGGATCGATAACGCCGTCTTTCACGCAGTTGTCAAAGTCCAAAGCGGTGATACCGAACTCCGGCATTAAAGCCAGGCCGACGCCGGCGAAGTCATGTTTGCTGGCGAATGCTTTCGCCTCTTCAAATGTAACGAGTAGCGATCGGTCTTCAGCAGATCCGTGCGTTTTATTCCTCACTGACCCGGATAGGTAGTAGGGCATCTTGAGCGCTTTCGGGCGACCCGGGCGCTGCACCCATCTCCAGACGAGCCAGCCTTTCAAACCCCGCAATGCGGCCGGCGCCTGCAGGTTCTCGAATTTCTTAACCATCTTCGCGGCTCCCATGGATCAATTACCTTCGGGCGACAAGAGAGCCTTGTGCTTAGGGTGGATCAATCGAATGCGAGGGACGCCGTATAAGCGCTCCACTTGGACGATATGCGCGGCGGGAACCCATCCGCACTTGACCCATCGTGAAACCGCCTGGTGCGAAACGCCCAGCTTGCGTGCTAGGACGCCTTGGCCACCTGCCGCGAGGATCGCGTCGACGACCCCTGATGTTTCTTGCTCTGACATGTAGGTATCTCCGTTTTGCTGATGGCGCGAGCATACGCTTGCCCGCAACGAATTTCTACAGTATGTTGCGGATTAATTCAAACAGGAGCGCGGGAAATGAAAGCACACGACGCAATGTTTTTAGGATGGCTAGCTAAGGATGGGGAACCGGGCAGGTTGGAGATCGTTTCCAAGCCGGAGTACATCGCGCGAGGCCTCTATGCCCCTTGCGACTTCTCGATGGGCGCGGCGTTCTTCTGCTGGAGGGAGATTCCCGATTCGCAAATCATGGCGTGCGTCCTCTGCACCGGGTTCAACATCGTAGAAAACTACGGCGTACCGGTTAAGGATGTGACGAAGGAACTGGAGAAAATAGAAGGGTTTACCAAATACTGGAACGAGATCGGCGTTATGACGGGAATGCTATAAAACTAAGGGCTCCGCGAGGAGCCCATTTTCGTCATACGTCGGACGAGAAGTTAGGTTCGGCGAGGGCGGCAGCGTACTTGGGGTTCATCAGCTCGACGCGGGACACGCCATAGATGCTTTCGATCTCAGGAATGCGAGCCAGGGGGACGTAGCCAGTCTTCAGCCACTGCTGGACAGCCTGGTAGGTAACGCCGAGTTTATCGGCAGGACCCTGGAGGCTGCCGGCTTTGACTACGACATCTAGGATGCCGCTGTAGCGTTCTGCGTCGAGCAAAGCATTCATAACCGCCAGGGAAGCGCCGTTCTTAACTGCGTATTGGTTCAGTGCTTCGAGTTTCTTGTCCATCGGTACATCTCGTCTGTGGGGTATTTGTGCGCAGGGTACGGCTATTCGCAAGAAAACGCAACCTCAGATAAAAACACTAGACAAAGCAAGAAAACACAATTAGATTTGATTCACACCAACCGGAGATCCCGCCATGTTTGCTTTAGCCATCTTCTGTCTGTTCATGACCCGCGATGCGAAATCGCCAAAGCTTCCCCACGCTCGCACTGAGGATTCTTCTAATGCGCAAGCCTAAGAAACCCAAGATGTCAAAAGTCAACACCAGCGACTGTGCCAAAGGCCAGATGCACCAGCCGGCGGCGCAGCGATATCTGAAAACCATGCCGGGAGGATTTATAGCGTGAAAACGTATACAGCAAATGTTTTCTTCCCCGGATGCTTAGGCCCGCTCAAGCGTGAAGTGGTTCTACCCGACGAGATGGATATAGAAGCAGCGGCGAAGACCCTGGCCGATTGCATGGACTACCCATGGGAACACATGCCGGAACAGGGCAGAGAGACGATGCGGAAGCACGCCGCTGCAATTATCGAAGCGGCTTTCAAATGACCCTCCAATGCCCAAAGTGCGGTAACCCGGACGTGATACGTATGAGCAGCCTACGCATTATCCACTGCCCGGATTGCCATACGGAATCACCCTGGCCGTTGAAGGACGGCCAGAAGCCTTTGATTGGATCGAATAGAGGAGATCGGAAGAAATGAAATCAGCGACACAAGCAAAGATCATTTTCGCGATTCAAGTGCTCGGGCCTTTTATCGCTATCGGCATCGCTTATCTGATGAAACCCTAACCGTTCGTCGTACCTACAAGCAATCGCAAGTTTCGTGTTGTATAGTTGCGTCACACAAATGCAGATAGGAGAAGGATGATGGAAATTACTCACCGTAAGCTTCGCGAGCTTCTTGAGCGCGCATGGGATTTAGCCGAAGCCGCTGAGAGGGCCGGTGTAAACGAACCTGCGCTGAAGGACGCCGAACTCGATAACCTCATGGATATCGCCGAGGATTTCGAAGAGTGAACCGCTTCAAAACCAATCAGACCGTTCGCATTAACGATACACAGAGCGAGTACCACAAGTGCCTGGCGCGTGTCGTGAAGGTCGGTGTCAAGAGCTACGACGTAACGGTAGGTGCGACCCGCCTGCGCGTCGTCCCCGAACAACTGCTAGGAGTACGCAAACCGTGAAGACAATTTATAAATACCCTGTGCAAATGCTCGAGAACTTCACAGTTGAGGCGCCTCACGGGGCTGAGTTCTTCGCAGTTCAGGTTCAAGGAGACGAAGTGCAAATGTGGGCTCGTGTAGATACTAAGTATCCCAGGAACACGTACCGCTTCGGGGTCTTTGGCACCGGCCATGTACTTAGCGGTGTAGGTCCAACCGCGCCACACATCGGCACCTTTCAGCTAGCCGGCGGTGCTCTCGTCTTTCACCTGTTCGGCGGAGAACACTCATGATCACCCGCGCACAGGCTGAAGCGTTACTGACCCTGGCCGAGTCGCTGGAAGCGTGCGAGCGCTTAGGTATCGAGCTACCTATCGATGAAGAAGGCATGGCGATCTTCTTTCACGGTAGCGATTGGGTAAACCTCTACAAGCTGACCGGCATGGAAATACGTATGGCGGTGTCTTCTATATCGCCGAAGCAGGAGACATAGCATGGACGACGCCGACTTCATGTTCCTGACCATCGTTGCCTTGATGCTCATCGCGTTCTATTTCTCCTAGGAGGTGCGCCATGCTTCAGCCGCCAGTATCAGACCTCGCGCCGTGGTGCCCCGGCCACTGGATCACGCAGACGGGGTATGCGCTTACAGAGCGTGACCTAATCGCCGGGACGAAGAACATGCCCGAGCGACGTATGGACATGCAAGCCAGCGTGTTCGAAGTCGATTTGATAATTGAAAGGGTGATTGCGAAATGATTATTCCAAATGGCAGTACGCTCTACGTCATGGCGGAAGAGGAAAGAATCCGCAGCGCCATTATCGAACTGGCGTGGCAGAAGTGCGGAATCCAAGGCGACGCGATCCGCCAGCTCGCCACCGCGCTCGTAGCCGAAGGCTATCGCAAATTCGAAATCGTCGAGGAAGACGTATGACCAAGTGTGAAAAGTATTGGGTGTTTGGCATGATCCTCATGCTTTCCGTTACCCACAAAGAAGTTCCGACGCTGCTGAACTCAATCGGCAATGTCGTTGCCTACGTCGGAGGCATTGGATTTTTCGTAGCCATGGTTTGGTGCTTTATCCGGGGTGAAAAATGACCAATCTCGTGTTGACCCGTAAGGCCGGCCAGTCCGTTCGCCTTCTGATCGGCGATAAAACGGAATACGTCGAGATCCTCGATGTGACTGGCGGCTTCTGCAAATTCCGTTTGCTGTCCACGCTCCAGGTGGAACGCGTACGGTTCCGCGACTCCATGCAAATTGCTGAGGGCGTAAGTGTCTGCGTCGTTGACCTCGCCAAAGGCCATGCAAAGCTGAATTTCACAGCGCCGCGCGATGTTCACATCCTGCGTACTGAACTGATAAAGGAAGAAATCTGATGAAAGTTACTAGAACCGGCAGCGAAGTTATCATAGATGGTCAGGGTGACCTCGTAATAAGCGGGCGTGAAAGAGCCCTCACTGTGGAAACAACCGCAGAAGACCCCGTTCCTACGACTATTACCAAATTCCATTTCGTATCTCGCAGACCAGGAGAAGAGTCAAAGTACCGCATTGTACGCTTGTTGGACCTGGTCAAACTGGTTTGGCCATACACAAAGTGAACCGCTACCCGTGCAGGTGCCGCACATGCGGCTCCAGGCGAACCATGAGCCAGCTACCCGAGAACATGCGCAACGGCTGCAAGTGCAAAGCATGCCGGGAAGCACGAGCAAAAGGCATAGAGCCGATTGTGCATTGCGACTGCGGCGGCACGTACCGGGTAGATCGCTACCGGATGCGCAAAGAGCACAAACAACTAGGGTGCTACTGCTCCGGCTTCCCGTGGGAGCTGTACGGCGCACCCCACCGCAAAGGCAGCTCCAGCCCGTCGAACGGTTGGTACTGCAACCACTGGAAAGGAGAAGGACGATGAGCATTATTCAATTTTTCGCCCAAGGCGTAACCGTAGACGTTTTCGATAGCAAGCAGGTACACGTAACGCTTGACGCGAACATGACCGATGTCGTCGAAGACATGTCGGTATCTGATCGTCTACATGAGATCGAGCCAATAGACATCGTTGAATCGGCCGGCGCGGTGAAGCTGTTGAACGCCATGGGCGAGATTCACTTCGATGAATGGGTGCAGGCGCATGGCGATTACTACGAAGCGCTCAACGCCATCGGGATCGAGAAGATCCAAGAATGGCTAGATACCTACGTAAGCTGCGAGTGAATAGACGATGAACTGCAATTGGCTTGTGACCCTATACAACGCAAGGGACGACGAGTACGCCTACCACACTGTTTTCTGCGCCGAGGGTGATCTGTCCGCAGTATGCGAGAACTTGGCGGGAACGTTGGGAGACTTAAGCGATAGCTCGTGGGACTACCACGACGCTACGCCGATAAGCACCGTTTACCCGTTGTAGATAGCTACAAGTATTAGCAACTAAACCACTTGACATACCTTGTGCCGTTCTCTACCATCTGCGGCACACCTTAACCAAAAAGGAACTTGCAACATGTCGATCGAAGCCCTGATCCAAGCCCATACCGAAGCGCTGCTCGCGAACACCGAAGCTCTCAAGCTGCTGACCCTCTCCCTGGCAGGCCGTACGCCTACCGCTGAAAAGCCGAAGGCTGTGAAAGTCAAGCAGGAAGAACCGGAGCCCGAAGTCAAAGAGCTGAAGGAACTCGAATCCAAAAAAGAGCTGCCGATCCTCGTAAATCACACAGCCGTTCCCTACGAAACCGTACGCGCACTGGTGCTCAAACTGGCCCCGACGCAGCGTGACGCGATCAAGGCGCTGAACGCCAAGCACGGTATCGCCAACCTCAAAGTGTTGCTGGACAAAGAAGACGACTTCAGCACCGTGAACGACCAGGCGAAGCTCGAAGCCGTGTACGCCGATCTGCAAGCGCTTGAGGGCTGAACCATGGGCGTTCACGCACTCTTAAGCCCTAGCAGTATGCCAGCAGCCATTCGCTGCTTGGCTAAGCCGCACCGGGAACGTGGGTTGCCCGACCGGTCGAGCAGCTTTGCGGACGAAGGCACCGCAGCGCATTTCCTGATGGAACAATGCCTACTAGAAAATAAGGACGCGAAAGACTTTCAGGGTCTGCGCATCCGGGTTAAGGACGGCGTAACCGAGTTCCACACATCCGGTCAGTACCCGGTCGGGCTCGACATGATCGGCCCAATGCAGAAGGCTTTGGATTACGTTCGGGCTGTCGCTGATGGCGCGACGATCTACACCGAACAAAAGCTGAGCATTGCGCACATCACCGGCGAGCACTGGCACAAAGTCACCGGCGCGGTCTGCTTCAAGAATGACGCGGGCCAGTACATCGACTTCGACAACGGCGATATCTATCCGGAAGACGACGTAGAGCCGGCCACCGGCACCACCGACGTTTGGATCATCAAGGGCAAGACGGCAATTTGCGCCGATCTAAAATGGGGGATGGGAGTACAGGTTTTCGCCAAGGACAACGAGCAGCAGGAGATGTACACCGACGCCGGTTTGCAGGAGTTTGACTTTTTAGGCGAAGTCGAAGAGATCCATCTGCACATTCTTCAACCGCGCTTGCAGCACTTTGACGAAGCCATGTTGACGCGGGCAGAACTCGATGCGCGTATTGACCTGATCCGCAAAGCGTCCAAGGAAATTGCTTTTACCCCTGGCGACATGCTTCCCGCTGTACCTGGCGACAAGCAGTGTAAGTTCTGCCGTGTGCCGCCTGATCAATGCCCGGAGCGAACCAATTTCACTATGGAGCTAATAGTTGGCGAGTTCGTAGATCTTGACAAAGGCTTCATCAAAGTCGAAATGCCGCAGGCCGAGAAGCTACTGGCGCATAGCTTCGACGTGAAGCCGGCGGCGATTACCTTCCATCCTGATCTCGGCGACGACTTCGCACACTTCACCGTCAAGAAGCCGAACATCCGCCCGAGTCTCGAAGCGGCAGAAGCCAAGTTACCGGACGCATCGGATGAGCGCTTGGCAACACTGATGGACGCAGCCGACTTACTGGAGGGTTTCCCGAAAGCGGTACGCGCTGAAGTTGAGCGGCGGCTCCTGGCCGGTAAGTTCACCGACTCCCGTTACAAGCTCGTCGAGGGTCGGCAGGGTGCGCGTAGCTGGACCAGCGAGGAGGAAGCCGAAGCCGCGCTCAAGGCGATGCGCCTGAAGGTCGACCAAATGTACGACTTCAAGCTGATCAGCCCCACAACGGCCGAGAAGGTCTTGAAGGAAGCCAACCCACGCAAGTGGAACAAGCTCCAGCCATTGATTGGCCGTAGCGATGGCAAGCCATCCGTAGCACCGGCCAGCGACAAGCGTCCCGCTTTGAGCATGGCTATAGCCGAGCAGTTCGAAGAGCTGCTGGCGGAAGTAGAAGAATCACCAATTGTCGCCGAAGACAACTTCGACGATCTCGTTTAACCACTGAAACACCAACGACATAACACTGAGGATTTACCATGAAACACACTTTCGCAAACGCCCGCATTTCCTTCCCGAACATCTTCACCGCCAAGGCCAACGAGCAGGGCAAGGAACAGTTCTCTGCTGCTTTCCTGTTCGAGCCTGATCACAAAGGCATCCCAGCACTCGACGCCGTGATCGAAGAAGTCGGCAAGGCCAAGTGGGGCGCCAAGTGGCCGGCAGTGAAGAAAGAGCTGACTGCCGGCGGCAAGCTGCTCGTGCACAATGGTGATAGCAAAGCATCCCTGGCCGGCTACGAAGGCAATCTGTTCTTCAACGCCTACAACACAGTCCGCCCAACAGTTGTCGATCGTGATCGCACGCCGCTGACCGCGCAAGACGGTAAGCCGTATTCGGGCAGCTACGTAAACGTCATCGTCGACATCTGGGCGCAGGACAACAGCTACGGCAAACGTATCAACGCCCAGCTCCAAGGCATCCAGTTCGTCAAGGACGGCGAAGCGTTCTCCGGCGGCGGTACCTCGGCAGACGCCAGCGACTTCGAAGAGATCGCAGACGGCGCTGACGCGGACGACCTGGCCTAAATCAACCGCCCGGTGAAAGCCGGGCAGCTTCAAGGAGAAATGCATGTCTCAGCCTCAAGTACATTTGAATCTTCTCGGCCTTCGAGTACGCGACCGGGTATCCGGCTTTACCGGCGTATGCACTTCAGTTTGCTTCGACCTTTACGGTTGCATCCAGGGCATTATCAATCCAGGTCTGCAGGCCGACGGCAAACTGGGCGAACAGTCGTGGTTCGATGTTAACCGCTTGGAGATCCTCTCCGACGTGCCCGTGATGAATCGCCCTGACTTCGAGCGCGGCGAAGTAGCGAAAGGCAATAAGGGTGCCGCTGAAAAGCCACTCTGCAATCGGGCCTAATAGCTAAAGCAACACCAAAAAGCCTCTTCATTGAGGCTTTTTGTTGACCGCTCGTCGGGATACGCAAGACAATACAAGTAATGCGTTGTACATTTGCTTTAACGAAAACAAACGCAGGGAGTAACGGGAAATGGTTCAGGTAATCGCGATTTGCATACTGGTGTTCTGGGTCGGCGCCGGGGTTTATTTCTACCGAGCGGATCCGGGTAATGACAAATTCTGGAGCGGAAACCGGCAATCGTTTCTGTTCGGTGTATTCATCCACTCGACCCTGGTTACCTTCTTCGCTACATGTATCGCCATAGTAATCGGCGGCCTACTCATGCTTGCGTTTGGAGTATAAAAATGAACATCGCATTCAGCGTCCAGTGCTACAAGAAGCTCCGCGCCAAGGGCTACAAACCCGCCGCCGCGCTCTATGCAGCAAAGTTCTACAAATCGCGTTATCCATTCATCAAGTAGGGAGACTTCAATATGCTTTACGCCTTGATCCTAACGACGTACATGACCGGGCAATACAACGACGTGCCTACGGTCACCCAAACAGTAACGCCGGGCTTCAGCCGCTTAGCCTGTGAGAACGCAGGGGAGGTCGCCCGTAAAGGCAGACCGCAAGGGTTGGGCCGCTACAACAATTACGCCGTGGTGGCCTACCAGTGCGCCGCGATGGGTCTTGAACAAGTCAGCTTAGAGGTGCCTTCCAAATGAAAACCCTTATCGCCGCCGCACTGCTCGTTAGCCTCACTGGCTGCTCTACCATCATGAACGATCGCATAACCGATGTCAGCGTACTGTCTGAGCCCTCCGGCCAGCGCTACAGCATCACGGACGAAGACGGTAAGCGTGTGCATACCGGCACTACGCCCGACAACATCAAGCTGGACGCAGCGGCCGGGTTCTTCGACGGGCAGACCTACCATGTCAAGTACGAGGATGGCAAGACAACCGAACTCGACTCGCACACCACACCTTGGTACTGGGTAGGATTCTGCATCACGGTCGTATCCGGCTTCATCGTCGATCCGCTGACCGGTGATATGTTCAGCCTTCCCGCGGAGGTGTCGAATGTTAAGCCGCTGTGACGAAGCGATTCTACGTACCAAGGGTTTCGATTCGTTCTACGAGGCGTACGCATACCTTGACGACTTGATCAATATCTTCGGTTTCAAGAAAAGCTTTGTTCTGCCGGGTACTACGCAGTACATCGCATTCGCAACAGATTAGGAGGTGTCATATGTGGCACGGTAAATTATCCATTATTACCCCGGCGATCCTCTACGGCTTCATCGACTGGGTTAGCCCATGGCGCGCAGCGCAGGGGCAGCCGGTTTATCTATGGAGTGAAGAGTACTTCGGCGCTCCCTACTGCCCAATTCAGTTCGAGGTGCGCAATGACTCCGTTTGAGCTTGGCTACCAGGCGTTCCTTAAAGGTATGAGCCGCGACGAAAACCCGTTCGATAAGGACGACTCGCCATGGTCCCTCGGCAAGTGGATAGAGGGCTGGAACAAGGCTTATCGCGCACGGCAGGAGAAGCAGACATGACCTACCTCCTACTCTGGCCCCCCGCCTCAGTAATCCTGTGCGCAGCCTACAGCCTGATTCGGTCCAGGCAGAAGCGGCGCGAAACGTACAACGCGGTGTTTACCGCCTGATCAATTGGAGATTTTGGAATGGTTAGTTTCAGTCGTGAAGATCGTTACATTGTCGTAAAGCGCAGTGACCTTGCAAAGGTTGTATCCCATTACCAAGTCCATCGTTTTATGGAGACCCTCCTTAGGGTCGGTCAGCACTTACCTAAGAGAAAGTTTTTGGTTGTCGAAGCTGACTGGCCGGAATACGAGCCAGTATGGCGGATGATAGAAAGTCGCGTTATGGGGATTCCGAGCGAACTCGACACCGCCCTCTCCCAACTCGCTGCTTTGCGGGAAGAGCTGGCGCAGAAAGTTGTGCTTGCCGTTCGTGAAGTTTGCGAACTTGATCCTGCGGACAGCGACGATCCTGAATGTATCTGCATAAAGGCGTCTGACCTCGGCGCAATTCTTTCGCGGCATTTTGAGGGCGTCGAATGAACATCAAGCGATACGATATTTTCCCGGTCAATCATCAGGCCGGCAACGAGATCGAAAACACCGATGGGCGTTATGTACGGTTTGAAGATGTCTCCGACCTTCAGCAGCGCCTTGCGGACGCCGAGCGGCGGAATGCGGAGCTTGTTGTGGTGCTGAAAAATTGTCTCGGGCGCGGCCTTGGCGCGATAGATAACGACATCCGTAGCGCGATTGAGCCGAGCAATCAATGCACATTGATAACGGGTGAGTTCGTTTGTACACGACCGGGTGGCCACAAAGGTCGATGCCTAATGCTTGATCGTAAAGTGTTTGGGCGCGCCGCCCTCAACAAACCCGAAGAGGTAAAGCCATGAGCGATCAGTATTCTCAATTTTTGACGGATGTAGTAACCGCTGCTGGGTTGATAGCACACGGTAAGCAGGACAAAAAGTTTGCAGAACGCCTATCTACTGAAGCTATAGAACTGCGCGCCGTTCTCGCTCAGGAAGCGGGGAAGTGCGAGCCGGTGGCGTTGAGCGTCCCAGATGAATGCCCTCACCTGATCGTGTTCGACGATACCGACCGAGAAAACCTGCTGTTCGCTGGTGCTGGTTCTCGTTCTGCCGCGCTCAAAACTTGGGAGAAAATATCCCAATCATGGAATGCCCACCTGTTTGTGCGCGTCGAACGCAACTCGCGAGATGATCGTTATCCTTCGGCTCACACCTCCCAGCCAGCGCCGGTATCGGTGGATGAACTGCAAGCTATTCAAGATCGCCACGAGGCGTGGATGGCGGGCGCAGAGAATGGAAGATCAGAAGTGGCAAGACTCAAGGCCGAGAACGATCTTCTTCGCGGCGGCATGAAGGGCGATTATGATCTTGACGCATGGCTTGATTGGGCCAAAGAAGCATCCTTTCTGCGCACCCTTTTGAAAGGCGCAACTATTGAGTTTAGAAAATGCTCTGACTGGATCTGTCGTGAAGTAGAAGCTGGAACAAGTTCCGCAACTTACTGGGCAATCCGCATGCGCAAGCAAGCCGAATTGATCGACGCACGCCTCGACAAGGTCAAGGAGCTGAATCAATGAAACTCCGATCCGTTCTCGCTACGCCAGCGTGCGGCCACAATGCCTGTAAATCACTCGGCGAGCCTCACCCATTCTGTGACTTCGTGACGCAGCTAGAAGTCGCCCCAGTCGTCGAACCACTCCACCCCCACAACGACGGCCTCGACGAATACCGGCAGCCCGTGCACGTCGGTGAACTTGATCCGGCGCAACGGTTGGCGCTGGCACGCGGAGAGCTGAAATGAGCAGAGCCCCACGGTGGACCGAACAGCAGCTCGACGAAGCAGAAGCACTACGAGCAAAAGGTGAAAAGTGGATAGTCGTAGAAGCAATGCTCGGCGAGGGTATAAAGAACGCGTGTGAGTACCGGCGTACCCGTACCAACACGCCACGATTCTGCGATTGCAACCAGGGGCGTCTGCCGTGCTCTTGCAAGCCCGACGCGTGGAAGTTGAGCAACGGCGTACTGGCGCGGACCGAGTACGAAGCAAACGCGGCGCTAGAGCCCGGGGTGACGAAGCACCCTCTGTTCATGAGGGATCGGGTATGACTCTGCCGATCGCCACAGAAACTATCGTAGGGATGTACTTGGACCAGCAGATGACAGAGCAGCAGATTGCAGCGAAGCTCGGCTCAAGTCAGCAGATGGTGGCTTATAGGTTGCGCAAGGCCGGGGTATCGCTAAAGCGTACCAATAAGCGGTATCTACACCGCGAAATAAAACCTCACATCCCGGTATTACTCGGACTCGTTAGAGAGTTGCGCCGAAAGCGTAAAGCAATGGCAGAGTTCGTTATTGACACGTCCAACGCGGATTCTGATCGCGTGAAGATGGCCGAAAGTCTCGTACTGATAAACCGCGAGATAGCGGCCCTGGAAATAGTCGTGAGGAAGTGATGAACCTATCTAAATGCATTTTCCTCGACACGGAAACCTTCTGCGATACGCCCATCAACAACGGGACGCACCGTTATGCAGAAGGCGCCGAGATCATCATGTGGCAGTGGGCAGTCGGCGAGGGGGAAGTAATCATTCGCGATGGGGATGAAGACATCAGCGACTTGCTCGCTTTGCTTGAGGATGAAAGTTATGAAGTGGTTATCCACAATTCGGCGTTTGATCGGAATGTCATCCGACACGCCACCGGAATCGTTATCCCCGTCGAGCGAGTCTTCGACACCATGGTCTGCGCTATGGCTCACAGCTTGCCCGGGAGCCTATCTACCGTTGGGACTATTCTTGGAGTCGCCCAAGACAAAGCCAAAGACAAGGAAGGTAGAACGTGGATCTCTCTGTTCTGCAAACCTCAGCCGAAGGGTCGCAAAATACGTCGAGCCACGAAGCTTACACACCCGGTAGAGTGGCAACGCTTCCGCGACTACGGCGGCCTTGACATCGAGGCGATGCGGGAGATCTACAAGAAGTTGCCGCGGTGGAATTACCGCGGCGCCGAGAAGGAGTTGTGGCACCTCGACCAGAAGATCAATGAACGCGGCGTGCTGATGGACTTGGACCTGGCGCACGCTGCGATCCGCGCTTCGGATCGCGCGCAGAAGATCCACGCAGCCGATGCAGTGCGTTTGACCGATGGCGCAGTGACCAGCGCCAACCAGCGCGACAAGATGCTGGAGCACATCCTGGAGGCTTACGGCGTCGGCCTTCCCGATTTGCAGATCAGCACATTGGAACGTCGCATCGACGATCCAGATTTGCCGGTTGAGTTGCGCGAACTGCTGGCTGTCAGACTCCAAGCATCGAAAACCTCGGTGTCGAAGTATAAGCGGGCGATCAGCGGAACGAGTAGCGATGGCCGTATGCGCGGAACCCTAGCGTTTGATGGGGCTTTACGCACCGGCAGATGGGCCGGCCGACTCCTCCAAATGCACAACATGCCTAGGCCTACAATCGATAACGACGAAATCGATCTATGGATCGAAGCCCTAAAATCTGATGCGGAAGACCTCGTATGACTACCGTTATGGACGCCTGCAGCAGCGCGATTCGCGGCCTTATAATCGCACCTTCTAAAAAGAAACTTGTTATCGCGGATCTTAGTAATATTGAAGGAAGGGTACTCGCATGGCTGGCCGGCGAGGAGTGGAAGCTTCAAGCGTTCCGCGACTTCGACGCCGGAGAAGGGTTTGACCTCTACAAACTGGCTTATGCAAAAGCATTCGGTATTGACCCTTCGTTAGTCGATAAAGATATGAGACAAATCGGAAAAACGATGGAATTGGCTCTAGGATATGCGGGCGGATGCGGCGCGTTCATTACCTTTTCGCTGGCGTTCAATATCGATTTGGAGAAGATGGCCGAAAAAGCTATCGAAGCGATCCCCAAAAAGACTTTAGACGAAGCGTCAAGCTTTCTGGAGTGGCAACTCGGCCAGGGCAAAAGCCAGTTCGGCCTATCTGATCAAGCTTTCATCGTTTGCGACAGCTTCAAACGTCTTTGGCGTGAAGCTCACCCGAACACCGCGACCTACTGGAAGGAACTGGAAAACGGCTGTAGAACGGCGATCAACAATCCCGGGCAGACTTACTCCTGCCGCCGTCACAAGATCCGGCGCGATGGCGCTTGGCTCCGGGTAATGCTGCCGAGCGGCCGGTACCTCTGCTATCCGTCGCCGCGCGTCGAAGACGACGGTCAAATAACATTCATGGGTGTCAACCAGTACAGCCGCAAGTGGGAAAGGCTGCGCACATACTCCGGGAAGCTGGTGGAAAATATGTGCCAAGCCACGGCCCGCGATGTCCTCGCCTCTTCCATGCAGCCGATTGAATCCGCCGGTTATGAAATCGTTCTGACCGTCCACGATGAGATCATCAGCGAAGCGTCGGACACCGACGAGTACACGCACGAACACCTGGCCGAACTGATGTCAGCAGGTTGTGACTGGACAGAAGGCCTACCGCTCGCCGCCGCCGGCTTCGAAGCGAAACGATATAGGAAAGGTTGACTACAAGTCGAATCTTGCATAAGCTTGCGTACATCTAGAGGAGGGTTTGTGATGAATACTGTTGGTGAATGGCGTCCCGTAAGTCTTTGCGCTACCTGCGGCTTTGAGCTTTGCGATCAAGAAATCTATTACGACAGGGTATGCCCGGGTTGCGCTGCCACTGCGACCTTTTGCCTTAACGTTTTGCGGACTGCGAAGCGTTGGGTTCCGAGCTTTAAGCCTTCGTTTTTACAACGCTGCCTAGGCAAAAAGGAATTAGGCCAGTGGGAGTGGAGCGGTAAAGCCGAAGGTTCTTCTGATTGCTCCCGCGTAACCGGCTTAATCCCCGGACGCCGCATAGCAGGCGGGATGAACGTAGTAACTATCGCAGCCGCCGGCATTGCTTCCGGCCTGTTCTGAGGGTCCCAAAATGCTAGAACGCGATATCGAAGCGTACCTCGTCAAGCGCTGCAAAGAGATTGGCGCGCTTGTGGATAAATTTACATCGCCTCAGCGTCGTTCGGTGCCTGATCGGCTGATAACGTTCGGCGGTCGCGTGTTGTTCGTTGAGCTGAAAGCGACCGGGGCGCGCCCTACTCCTGCGCAAGTGAGAGACCATGATCGTCGGCGTGCTGCGGGTGCCGAAGTGGTTTGGCTGGATAGCTGCACCGGGGTGGACGTTGCTATCGACTATTTGGAACAGGGGGAGCACGTAATGGTGACCTTGGATTATCAGGTGATTTGCTGATGAAAACCGAAATAGAAAATATCCGGAATTCCCTGCAGTCTAACGAAAGGGCTGTTCTTAACGCTCTTGCGGAAGCGTGGAATCTCTACCTTGCTTTGAGCAAATCGCATCCTGATCAAGATGCTGAATTCCGTCACGGTATCCACGCGTTGCAGCACCAGATAATGGCGCGTCCAGTTCGTCGGATGCTAGCCGGGGAATTAGCCGATGGCAATTGACTACAGGCCGCACAAATACCAAGACCTGATTATGTCTGCGATCCACGCGACCAAGCGCATCGCTGTGTGGGCCGGAATGGGACTTGGCAAGTCGGTTAGTACGGCCACGGCGCTGGAAGACTTGACGCTTACAGAGGACGTATATCCGATCCTCGTCATAGCCCCACTGCGCGTTGCGCGCACCACCTGGCCGCAGGAGTACCAGAAGTGGAATCACCTTAAGCATCGCCGCGTCGTGACGATCTGCGGCGCGCTCAAGGATCGTCAGGCGGCTTTGCGCATCAAGGCGGACGTGTACACCGTCAACTTCGAGCAGATTGAATGGCTGGTCGAGCACCTTGGCGACAAATGGCCATTCCGCACAGTGGTAGTCGACGAAGCGACCAAGCTCAAGGGGTTCCGGCTGCGCCAAGGTACGCGTCGCGCCAAAGCGCTCGCCCGCGTTGCGCATACTAAGATCAAGCGGATCATCCTGCTGACCGGTACGCCGAGCCCTAACGGTCTCCAAGACCTTTGGGGGCAGATGTGGTTCGTCGACAAAGGCGATCGCCTAGGCCGCACCTACGATGCGTTTAAGCAGCGCTGGTTCCGGGCTTCGCATACCGGGTTCGGCGTCGAGGCTACCGACCAAGCGCAGGAGCAAATCCAAAAAGCTTTAGGCGACGTGTGTATAACGATCGACGCCGCAGACTGGTTCGACCTCAAAGAGCCGATCGTAAACGTCATAAAGGTGGATCTCCCTCCGGCTGCGCGCGTTCTCTACAAGAACATGGAAAAGCAGATGTTTATGGACTTGGAGGGCTCGCAGGTGGAGGCGCTGAACGCGGCTGCCAAGACGCAGAAGTGCTTACAAATTGCCAGCGGAGCGGCCTACGTGGAAGGCGGCCCACAGTGGAAAAAGATTCACGACGAGAAGCTAAACGCGCTGGAAGAGATCTTGGAGGAAGCCGCCGGTATGCCGGTCCTCGTTGCGTATCACTTTCAAAGCGACCTGGCGCGGCTCTTGGCGCGATTCCCACAAGGCCGACACCTGGACAAGAAACCGGAGACGATCGACGCGTGGAACGCCGGAGAGATCCCGATCATGTTCGCCCATCCGGCCAGTGCCGGGCACGGTTTGAACCTGCAGGACGGCGGTAACATCCTCGTGTTCTTCTCAATTTCGTGGAATCTTGAAGAACACCAACAGATTATCGAGCGTAACGGCCCGGTGCGTCAGCTTCAAGCCGGACATAATCGACCGGTCTTCCATCACTTTATCCTTGCCTCCGATACAGTCGATGAACTGGTCTTGGAGCGCCTGCAGACCAAGCGAGAGGTTCAGGACATACTTTTACGCGCAATGCGGGACCGAGGTTTCAATCCTATAGAGGACGCAGCGTGAGAAAAATTGATTACGAAACTCTTAAGAACATGCTCGACTACGATCCAGTAACCGGGCTTTTCCATTGGCGCGTATACCGCAATTGGCAGGCTAAACCCGGTGATAGGGCCGGAACTATAGACTCGAAGGGGCACAGGCAAATAAGGATTTTCAACGTAGCGCACCTCGCGCATAGATTGGCATGGCTGTATGTACACGGCGTTATGCCGACGGATGTTCTAGACCATATAAACGGGAATAAAGACGACAACCGGATTGCCAATCTTCGCGACGTAGTTACGGCCGTGAACTGTCAAAACGAACTGCGAGCCAGGGCGAATAATACTTGCGGCGTTTTAGGCGTTACCGAGAAACGGTATTCTTTCGTAGCTCAGATATACGCGAACGGTAAAAAGATTTACCTAGGCAGTTTCAGAACTGCGCAAGCCGCACACGAAGCTTACATTTCAGCCAAGCGAGAACTTCATCCGGGAAACACGTTATGACCCAGCAGAAAACCGGCGGCAGCGTCGACTACTACAAATGCCACGTCGCTGACCCCATTTCCAAAGGCGAACCATACACCGCCGAGAGCATCGACATTATCGAAGCACTCGGTATGACCTTTGCGGAAGGCGAAGCGTTTAAAGCGATCTGGCGTACTTGCACTGGCCGCATGGGTGGCGCGGTAAAGGCAGACAACAAAGCGCTTTACAACGCTGAGAAAGTCGAATTCTTCGGCGCTCGCATGGTGCGGGCCGCGAAAAGGAGTGAAAGCTAATGGGCTATTTCGTTATCGCGATCTGTGTTGTGCTTTTCGTGATGATCGTAGCGGGAGGGCATGACGAATGAAAAGACGCTATGCATTCCTTATCGTGCTCTCGTGCGCGATTATCTTAGGCGCAGTGCATCCGTCGCCCGACGCTCACGCGATTTGCTACGGCATCGTCCTAGGATCTCTAACGTCCTTAACACTCCACTGGGTGCTAGCATGAAAATCCTAGCCATGCTCTACATGCTAACCTCAAACAGCCCTGTGCCAGTGGCCGCGTACTTCACGCAGGACGCCCAGGTTATCTGCCAGGTAACAGCCGCTGCACAAAATGCAACTGAGGAAGAGGAGTATTACTGTGAGTGATGAAATGCGTAAGCAATTTGAAAAGAGTACGCGCTTTAAGGGAATGGATTTCACTCGTTCCATTACGCATCCGGAGTATTACGAAAGCCCATACGCGAACGGCGCGTGGGATGGTTGGAAAGCTAGCAGAGACGCAGCTTTTCCTGATTGGCAGGCCATGTCTACGGAGCCGCCTTTCCCTTTCACTGGCGACATCTGCGTATCCGGTAGAGTGATTTTAGGCGCGGCGTGGTGCGCAGGATACTGGCAAACACCCGGCAGAAGTGTAGACCGTGAGCGCGTAAGCCACTGGAAATTTCCCAATCCCGAGATTCTACCGCCTGAATCACTTCGCTGACCGCTTCTTCAATTCCGACCGGCAGAACTGCAACTCAGCAAACTGCCGGTCGAGTCCCAGCTTCAATTCGAAATAATCCGATCTAACAGAGGCGTCAAGTTCTGCGGTTCCGCTGACAGCTCCGCCGGGAACGGTTCCATCGGCGCGCACTGCTGGACAACTGGCTTTGATCCGCAGCCGCTTAGTGCCATCAGCAACAGCCCGCTCAAGAGCACTCGTTTCATTTTCTTTACCTGCCTTGTACTCGATGAACGTAGCCCGGATGGCTTCCGTCTGTGCGCGTGACGCGATTAGCTGTTGGTTTACCGCATCCACGTTCGCGCTGATCGCCGTAGCGGTTACCAAGTCGGCTGCCTGCACATCGTTATCCCAACGCAATGCTTGGACGTACCACGAGCCGGCAGCGCCGATCAGGAACGCGGCGACGTAACCGTACCCCTGCATCACGATACTCTTCCGCCGGCAGCTTTGTACTTGGCGATCAAAGGCGCTACGCCGTGTTCTTTCTGTCCGTAGCCTGCACCCGGCAAACTGGCCCAAATGTTTTTGCATTTCTCGATAGCTGGTTCAACCCTACCCGCTTCGATATCCGCTAAAGCTCTTCGCTCTTTGATCTGCTGAATAGCTACCGCGTCTTGGCTAGCCGGGGAAAAGTCTTTAAGGCCTAATTGATCCTTGTAGATCTTCCAGTACCGGTGAAGCAACTGGTAGCGGCCCGCTGCGGTAGACTTCAAGCCGCTGCGGTTCACGGTAACGAGAACGCCCGGGTGGTCCGCATAGCTGCTGAATGTGTTCGGGCTGTCAATCCCCCCGACAATGACATCGTAGCCGTCGTTCTTCGTATACCGGCTAGTCGAAGTGCCCTCGGACCATGCCAGCATGTCGAGGAACGCACGGAGGTTTTTGCTGATAGCTGTCACAGGAATAACCTCGGGTTTATCGGCGGTATCATCTTCGCCACGTTCCCCTTCGCCCTAACCAACAAACCTAACACGCAGCCGAAGGCTATGATCAGCAAGCCGTGAACCATGGCCGGACCGGGCTTTACGATATGGAAGAGGATGAGCGTGAAGAGTCCGACGTTTGCTGCGGCGAGCCCTACGGCCAGCATAGAGACGCCCCAGCGTTGTCGTGAGTGGGAACCGTTGTAGACGAAAAGAATCAGGAAGGTTGCGAAATGGATGACGCACTCTACCCAAAGCAGAATCACGTTAAGCTCCATCGTTGCCACCC